AACGCGACAAGAGCGAAGTCGCCTTGCTCGTCACGGACTTGATTCTTTTCGCGGGTGTCCTTGCTGGACGTGGTTTGAACGAGGATTCCGGTTTCTGCGGTCAAGCCCCAGGTTGAGCCGGTCGTGCCGATTGTGATGACAGCCATGATTTTGAGTAGTTGTTGGTTTGGTTCTAGTCGTTTTGATCTGTCATTTCAAGCCAATCCTTAGTTAATTCGTAAGGATTCACGCAAGCTGGTCAAGCGACATGCAGTAAACCCAATAGGTCATGTCGTAATTCGTTGATTTACGGTCGTTGTCGGTCGAAATCACTCCGGTTGTCGGTTGCCATCCGTGGCAGTGAAATCCGGCAGTTTGGGAGAGTTTCGCGGCGGTCGAGTCGTAAGCGAAGTTGTTGATCGCATCTAAAACCTTTTGGCGGAATCCGGGGGTGTTTTCCTTCGTGTGGCTCCGAAACGCCAAGGTGCCGGAAACTTTGAAAATGCCGCTGCCGGGCGTGATTTGCTCCTCCGATGCGTTGCACTGGATCACGACGTAAGGCATCGGCGCTTTTGTGATGTCCGCGTCGGAAAGGTAAACCGGGACTTGGAGCTTGTTTCCCACAGCGTCCGTGATGGTCGCTTGCAGTAGTCCCTGAATCGCTTTCTCGGTGTCTTGGAGGATCATTGTCTTAGGCTCCTCTCACGGTTGCAATCAGTTCGTTGCCATCCGCTGAGAGGATGGACGAAAGAACGATCTTCGATTTCCACGGTTTGACGGATTGCCCGATTGCTGCTTTCGATCGGACTCCAAGCTTGGTCCCGATTTCAATGCTGTCGCGGTCGGACGCTTTAAAGTGAACGCGCTGCATGTCGATTGCTTCCGGCCCTCCGTAGCCTTCCGCCTCGTCGCTAAGAAGATCGTCAACCAAGACGGTGTAGGTCTTCGCGCCAACCTTGCATTCGGCGGGCATGTCCCGGTCAAAAAGCTCCGAAAGATCGGACGCCATGAGTGATTGCATGGTGTCGCTCATACGCTGGCAAGCTCGGGTTCGTGTTTCCTAATTTCATCGACGTTCACGCCGTTCTTTTCCGCTAAGGCTTCCGGGTTCCGTTCGTAAAATAGTTTCTCGCCCGCGATGTAATGCGGTTCCGCGTTTTCCCATTGATACGTCGCATCCCACGGGATCGCCGGGTTAAATGCAGGGTGATCGTGGTAAAGGACAAACTCAGGAGCCCAAACGTAACGGCAAAGCCCAGCCTTGTCGTCTTGGATGGCGCGAAAGCTGTTTTCAGTGTCGGGGAATACGGTCGGGTATCCACGATGGAAGAATCCGTTTTCTCCGGGGTCTCGGGATGCTTTTAACTCCATGTATGCACGCGTCATGATCGTGTTCACGCTCAATCGGTCGGTCCGGTGGCCGTCGTTTGGCGCAACAAAAACCGGGTTGGATAACGTCCCGACAATCCCTGTTAAAGTGTCGTCCCATCCTTGCGGCGGGTAGCAGTCGTCCTGCGCTTGAATGATGATTTCTCCAATCGCCGAGCCTGCCGCCGTGTCGTAATTCCATCCTGGTCCCTTTTGATCGGTGACGGTATGTTTGAATCCTTGCAATAGCCGAATGCTTTTTTCATCCCAAGCATGCATCCCAAAAACGTAATCGACGTTCTCCGGGTGATTGGCGCGGGAAAGCCACATTTCACGGATGGCTAGTGCCTTTTCTGGACGATCAAGCGTAGCGTGAATGATTGAGAAGATCGGGTAATCGGGATTTGTTTCAGCCTCGAAATCATTTCTCGCCTCAATCTCCCTGTCGTTTAATCGCAGGCATTGACGGTAAAGCTCTTTCGCTTTCCACCCATACCATTCGTTGTTTTGATTCCAGTAGGTCATCGACGGCTCCGGCGTGTCGTTGATCCGTTCCGCCAGCATCAATGCCTTTTTGTTGTCGCCGTCGATCAGTGCGTAATTGGCGAGCAATGCCAGTGCCTCGCGTCGATCCGGCATGAGCGCAAACGCTTCCGCCGCGTTACGCTTGGAATCCTCGCCAACCTGGGAAAGTTGCAATAGAAGTTCGTATTGCTCGATTCGGTCAAGGTTCCCACATGCGAGCGAGGCTTTTGCGGCCCGCTTGAATTTCCCGATTTGGTTTGTCTGAAAATACTCTTGCGCGAGGTAAAAGAAATTGCGGGCGGATTGCTCGATCTGAGTTTCGAGAATCGCCACGTTGCGCTCATGGCTTCCGGTCTTTGATTCCAGCGGGGAGTGAATGAACACAGCATCCGTCACGATACGATAGGACACGTCTTTCGGGAATGCGAGTTGTTCGTGGACGGGGTAACGCCATTTTGATCCAAGATCAGCGCGGATCAATCTTTCGCGCATGACGACTTGCTTGTCCCCCCGAACATTGTAGGGCATGATATAAACCTCGTGCTTGCCGTCTTCCGCTGCTTGGCGGATTGCCTGCGCTGCGCCATCGGCAAGAACGTCGTCGGCATCGGCCCAAAGCAGCCAATCAGAATCCGTGCGGCCCGCGATCTCCCATGCCATTTGCCTCGCCTTCCCAAAGTCGTCAACGTGAGGGAAATCGGTCGAATTTAAATAGGCTTCCGTGTGGATCGGCTTTTCAAGTTCAAGGCAAAGCTCTTGTGCTTTGCGAAGCGTCCAGTCTTGGAACTTGGTCCCAGTGGCTCTCACAAGAACAATGGAATCGACGGCGGGAGCAAAAGAACGGATAAAGCGTTCGATGACCGCTTCCTCGTTTCCAACAATGGCGGCAAGTGTAATTTTCATGATAAGTTATAGGAAAGGGTAGAGCCCCGCCGCCATGAGCAAACGGCGGGGCTCAGGTTTCATCACGCGTACGACGTGGTGATGAGTTCGGCGGCGGTCTCGTCGATGATTTTTTCCGCAGTGTGCTGGCGCACACGGAGGATGTTCGAACGGCGCTCGTCGGAACGGTAGGTTTCAGGGGTGAACAATCCGGTGGTATCTTTGGTCCACTGGATCGTGCGTCCAATTCCGCCCGCCTGATATTCACCGCCCATCACCTGAGCGACGCTGATGTAAGCGTCGGACCAAATGAACGAGCCAGAATAGGTCTGGCCTTTGTTGTTGGCATTGTAAGCGGCCTTGGCGACAAACAGCTTGTCCACGCCAAGAGCGCGAGCAACATCGTCTTCGCCTGGAAGCGTGAACTGACCGGCAGACTTTGGCACGACGCCGAAAATCTGGTTTTGCATGAGCGTGGAACGCTGCACGCGGTAGAACACGTTGGCCGACATGATCAGCGCATTTGGCACGATACCTTTCTTGAGGAGGCGCAGCTTGGCGGCGGCGACGTCACCCGGAAGGTTGATCGTGGACAGGTTGGCTTCGGTGTAGTTGACCAGAGCGTTTGTCGCATTGAACGTGGAAGCGTTCAGCACAGCATTTGCAACACGGATCTCGTAGCTGATTTGAAGCGAGCGCATGAGCAAGCTGGCTTCAGTGGCTTCAAGGTTCATGAAACGCTCGACTTCCGATTCGTAGGCATCGTCAACGATGGATTCCAGACCGTATTCCTGAGCATCAAACGTGTCGGTGTCATACTTGCGGTTGACACGCTGATAGGCATCTCCAGCTTCGCGGGGAGCCGCGTCGCCATTGAGCAATTCAGCGTTGGCCAGCTTGGCACGCATGTAGATACCGCGCTTCACGTCTTCGCCTTTGACCGGAAGAATCTGGTCAGCGATGAAGAGCTTGTTGAAGTCAGCATTGGCCTGCATCGCAAGCGCGTAGATGTCGCTGCGCGGTGTAGCCTGTGAGTTGGTGTAAGGCATTGTAGTAGTGGGTTGGAATTACTTCCTTGTGGGGTTAGTTGTATTTGCTGAACTCCTTGACCAATCCGTTAGACGCAACGCCTGCAAACAGACCCTTGAGGAAGGCGCTGTTTCCAGTCGTAACGGTTCCGGCGTATCCACCCGTGATGATGGAGTAGGTCGTTGCGGGGGTGATGGCCGTGCCCGAGATGGCAACCATGAAGGTGCCTGGGGCAGACCAGAGTTTCACGCTGGCGTAATTTGCATCCGCTGCGTCTTCCTGAAGCACGCCAACGCCGAAAACGCCGTTTGCGCATGCCTTGATTGTTCCGTCGCTCTGGACGTCAACCGCGACATAAGCCGAAATTGCGCCGGAAGCCAGGAACGATTTGAATCCGATGTCGTTTTGTGAGGACATGATTTAGTTCGTTTGGTGTTGGTTGTGTATTAAGCAGATTTGACTAAGCGATGGGCGGAGTAAGCCTTCTTGACGGCTTCGTCTTTTCCAATTTTGGAAAGGAGATGGGCCTCAGCTTTTACGCGGTCTCCGCCAAAGTTCTTGGTTTCGTCGTCAACCATTTCGGAAAACGACTTAACCTTTGAGGCTGGCGCTCCGCTGGTTCCCGGCTTTCCTAGGTTGGTGATGCCAAGAGACGCGGCGAATTTCTTAAAGACGCGCTCGGCTGCCATTTCGGCTCGCTTGGTGGCTTCGTCGTCAATGTCAGCGTCTGGGTTAGCATAGACCTTTTTCGGGTCAGACGGCGCAGGCTCGTCGGCGGCATCGGTGGCTACAACAACGGGCACTTCAGGCTCGTCGGTGTCATCTTCAGGAGTTTCGAATTTCTTCGAAAATTCCTCGAATTTATTGGTGAGGTCTTCGAATCGCTTCGACAATTCCTCATACTTGTCCGGGGTTTCCGGGATGGTTTCTGTTTCCATATTTTCTTTGGTTTCAGTTTCTGGCGGAATCGCCGAGAATAGTGAAGAGTTGGCGGCTGGATCGTCCACGATGGCGGCGGCAATTACTTCGTCGCAGCGGGACAAGCAAACGGTTCCACGGGCTTTGTCGGCTCCGGTGAACTCCATGCTGATCCCCATGTGGGTCGGGTTCTTTTCCGCGATCTCAAGCAGGCGAGGGCGGTTTGGTTCCGATTCGTAAAGATGGACGTCGGCCAAGACTTTGTTTGCGGTCATAGCGAAATTGTCAGCCCATCCGACAATCTCAAAAACGCCGCTGCCGTGGTCGGCTTTTACTTTGACCGTTCCCAGCTTTTTGCAATGATTGAAGATTTGCTCCAAGGTGGTTTCATCCACGATGACTTGCCGCCCCTTGTCGTCAAAGTGTCCTTTTGCATCGCCTAATGAAATCAGCGAAGCACCACGAATGATTCCATTTTTGGAGTCAACGATTGGCGTCTCAAGTGCGGTGAAGTAGTGCTTCATTCTGGGAAGTATTTGGCTTGGATGGCGGGCGGCAATTTGCCTTTGTTAAATGATCCGCTTTCAATAATCTTGTAAGCGATTGCGTAGGCTTCCGCGTCTGGATAACCTTGCGCCTTGAGTGCTTCGGTCAGCGTGTGGCGGTCGTCACGGATGATTGCCTTCTTGGCTTTGTCCTGCTCTGGCTCTGAAGTTGTTGGCTTCTTTTCTGGCTGGTCATTCTGCCCTCGAAGTCGAGCTCTTTGGTTTTTGTCGCGCTGAATCTGGGCGTCGATTTGATCAATCTGGACGCGTAAGCGTTGAACTAAAGAAGGGGAGAAATCCTGGCCTTTCGCTTGAAGGTTGGCAATTTTTTGCTTGAGTTCTTCGCGCTTGGATCGTCCCGCATGGATAGCGTCGGTCAGTTGCGCAATCTGCGCGTCATGGCGTCCGAAGTCGTGGCGGGAAAGTTGCGTGTCAGTGGTTTGATCGACCGTTGTGCTTTCGGTGGTGCTTTCCGAAACACTTAGCGGTTTAGTCGGACCTGATCCGAAAATATCTTCAGGAGTTGCGCCTACCGCCTTAGCTGCGTTTTGTTTGATCTGCCACCAACGTGACATATCGCCCGCGACGGTTTCGGGGTCTTCGCCGTTGTCCACCCAATACTTCATCGGGTTAAGAAGTCCGTGTTCATACATGGATACGGCAGCGGATGCTTCTCGGCCAATGTCGGGTTGCGGATGCGAGCGGTAGCCCCATCGACCTTTAGTGATAGAGCTAAGAACGCGCATCGGGAAAATGCCCTTTGCTACCGCGTCCACAAGGAATGCGTTCTTGATACGGTGAGCATGAGGGGCAAGGACGCGCTGCCCGCGCTCAAACTCCGCTTTCGCCTGCTCGCTTTCGAGTCGGCTAGATACCCCCCCGAGGGCCGACGCGTCCAAGGCAAAGCTGAATGGCAAATCGTAGCTCATGGCCGTGAGCTTCAAGAGCATGGTCATCAGTGCTTGCTCTTCACTCGACGGAGAATTGCTGGACGGAAACTTGATGTCGGTCCCTCCAGAGAGGTGATTGATTTGGCCAAATTGGATGTCCTGCTGCATGGATTGCGCACCTTGTCCGGGCAGATTAACTGCGTAAGGATCATTAGCTCCGTTTCCAAGCGTTGCGCCATTGGAATTGGTAAAGACCGTCAACGCGCTGGCCAGCTTGGCCTTGCCTTTCACGAAGTCGATCATTTCGTAAAGGTCGCGCAAGTTGGTCGTAGCCGTGGCCAAACGGGAAACGCCTCGATACTGGTCAATCCGAAGTGGGTCAGTCATGTGGACAAACTGATACGCCGGAATATCTACGGGATTGTCGTAGACGTTCGTAGTCATAGATCGGTGGAACACTCGGAAGTGTGTCACTTCGCCATACTGGCCAATGATAAGGCCGGAAACGTAATCGTTGGAAACGACGTTTTGATAAACCCCGCCGATTCGGTCGGGCTCGATTGCCTGAATCCGAAGGTCGAACTGAAGAGCGTCTTCTTCCGACATGCCTTCTTCGAGGCCGGGGCGCATAAATGCCCATCCGTAATCCCCGCCGCGATTGCATCCCATAATGCCAAACTCCATCATTTTGAAGAAGTCGTATCGGCCCGTTACATCACAATTTGGGAAAATTTCGCTGTTGAGATATTCCTCAACATCGGCATCAAGTGCGCTATCGCCCGTTTGCGCATGGTAGGAAATCGGCGCAGTATAAAGCGCATATTTCCGATTGAGCATCTTGGCCGGGGCGAAATTCCGTTCAAGATCTTCTGCTTCTCGCATTAGCTGAAGCCTGTCCCGCTGAACGTCAAACGAGTTTGGGGACATGTTCTGCGGGGCGTTTGCCCGCTTGTAAGTCATTCCGGCCCCGTCATATCGGAACTCATGGAGGACACGACGAGCCGCCAACCGTTTCATTCCGGCATTTGGGGCGATTGAGCAAATAGCTCGGTCAAGTAGTGTCGGCTTGAATTCGGTCATGATTGTCTATTTCGTCCTAGGCTCGGATTGAAACACGCCTTGACGTTTTCGGATCGGGTACCCTGCAATAGTCCAAGGGCGTATGCGGCCTCCTGAAGTGTGCTCTGTGCCTCTTGGAGGGACGGGAAAGTAAAAGACCTTCCGGCAATAGTGTAGGATGTTCCGCGAACAGTTCCGGCCACAATCGCCCGCTTGCATGCGTCCCTAATTTCAATAAGGTCCGCCGCTTCAAGGCCAATAAGTTTTTGCCCGACCGCCATTGGCGCGAATCATTACTCAAATACTAAGGATTGCAAGAGAAAACTTTTTTGATATGGTTGCGGCATGTCAAACACTGCCTTTTCCACTATTGCCTCAAATCCGCTTCTCGCCCAACCCGTTGTTGACGGACCTATTTACGTCCGGTCAGACAACGCCGCCGATGCGACTACGCTTGCCATCTACGGCACGATTGCCGCCGCGCCTGGATCGCAGACATTGACGCTCGCTGGCAAAGTTGAGGTCAATTCCACATCCAGCTTTTCCGCCTTAACCCAAGCGATTCTAGCGATTGCCGAGGCGGGGACGGTCAACGGATACGCGGCGGGGACGGCAGCAGTGGGGGACATTACCGGCCTCACAAATCCGTCCGACGGCGCAACACTGACAATCGGGTTAACCGGATTCACCCGCACCTATCGCTTTAAAAACACGCTGGCGGCGGCGTATGACGTGAAGATCGGCGCGACGGTGCAAGATACAATGTCGAATTTTAATAAGGCCATCAACGCCAGCGGAACGCCGGGGACCGAGTATTACGCCGGAACTTTGGTCAATCCTTACTTGTCCGCTACGGTTTCGACTTCGGTTGTGACACTGACTGACAGAATCCCGTGCAACCGTCAGCTCGAGTGGACGTTTACCGAATCCTCTAGCAATTTTGCCAAGCGGGTTCCGCGTGACGGGGTGGACGGCATCCAGCTTTTTACGTTTTCTCCGTCCGTTTTGACCGCTGCCAACAAGTTGACATTCTCAACCGAGGATACCGTTGCAACGACGCTTCCGGCTTTGATGCGCGGCGTCTCGTCTGCCGTGTCGATCAACGGCGGAACGTCCATGTTCCGCTACTATACCGATCATGCAATCACGGTTCGTTTTGATTCATCCACCGACAATCAAAATTGGCACGCTACATCGG